CCTGGCCCGGGCCGGCTGTTCCCCTACACCTCGGAGAGCTACGTCAGCCGCAAGTTCCGGCGATACCTGACCAGGTCCGGCCTGGATCCCAGCAACACCTTCCACTCGCTGCGCCACACCTTTGGTACGACCTTGGTGCGGCAGGGGGTGGACATCCGGGTGATCAAGGAGCTGATGCGGCACAAGGCCATCACCTCCACCATGGTCTACGCCAAGGTGGCGCCGGCCCACCTGGTGGAGAGCGCCGAGAAGGCGGTACGGTCATACCATGATCATACCAAAACGGGGCTGGAAGGGGCTGGAAAGGAGCGGAAATCTTCTCTGAACGGTTCTGGAAAACGGAGGGAATCAAGAAGGAAATCAGATAGTTAGAACACCTGCCCGGATGGCGGAACTGGTAGACGCAAGGGACTTAAAATACCTTGTCCGGGCCAGTGATTCCGGGGGGTTAAGACCCCCCGTACCACGAACGTACCACGAAACAAGGGATTTCAAGGGTAAAAATGAGGCGTCATTCACCACCCGTCGTCCTCGGGAAAGGACCCCGGACCCCACCCAAGCATCTCCAGGAGGGGGTGGTCGGTCTCCCCTTCGAGTGCCCGGTACACACCCTTGGCCGAGCGAACCACGGGGTCGACCGGGGCGCCAGTGAGGTTGCCGGCGAGGGACCCCATGGCATGCACGCTGGTGAGGTAATCCTCGGTGGTCTGGTCCTCCTTGACGATGGAATGGTAGAAGGCCCGGAGCAGGCTCTCGAAGCCTGAGAAGATCGGGGACATCTGCGGGCGCATGGCCGAATACCCGTATTGGGAAACAGCGGCTATGCCCTCGAGGATGTCACGGACGAAGATCATACCAGCGAACGGACCAAGGCCCAGGGTCCAGAGCTGGTCCTCGGTGTCCCAGTCGAACCCGTTGGACACCAGCTGGAAGATCACCGGCAGGACAAAGTGTCCGACCGCGATCCGCCGAATGGCCGCGGGCCGTGGCATCCGCCCCTTCTTCAGGTCCGTGATGGCTGCCCGCCAGCCGACCATGGTGCCTCTGTAGATGGCATTGGGCTGGGTCATGAACATGGTGAACAGCTTGCCAAAGGATCCGCCGGCCGTCTGGAAGTGGGCCAGGTCCTTGACGTTGCCCGCCTGCTGGGTGCGCTCGGTGGCTATCTCGAACCGGTCCAGGGCGTAGTCGTGGGCGGCCTCCGGGGTCATGCCCATCTTGATGGCCTGGTCGTACTGGTATTCGTAGACCGCGAACCCACCGGTGAACACGGCCGCCATGTCGCCGAACTTGACCGTGGCCATGAACAGGTCAGACAGGGAACTCTTGCCGGACAGGATCGCCGCCGACCGCCGCCGGTTGAGCAGGATCAGGTCGCGCTCCCACCCCACCTTGTAGCGGTTCTGCATCATCTTGCTGGCCTTGATGACCGAGGCGAACTTCCTCGGGTTGGTGGCCAACATGGCCATGCCCTTGCCGAACCCTTTGAGGAAGGCCCCCATGGGGATCTCCATCATGTAGGCCGGGATGGCCGTCATCTGAATGGCGACGATCTTCGGGCTGAGGCCGATCATGCTGGTGGTGACCCGGTTGCGGGCACGGTCCATGGCGCCCAGGGCAGTGGCCCGGTCCACGCCGCCGCGGGCCAGGTCGTCGATCATCTTGTGGAGCACGTCCAGGGTGAACTTGGTCCCTGTCTGCTTGATCGCCTCCATCACCTCCTTGCTGTGGAACACACCCCGGATCTCACGCATGGGCACGGCCCAGGCTTTGAAGTGCTCCATCATGATGACGTGCTGCTGGATCACCGAGTCACCATCAGAGAGGATCAACCGGTTGTTTGATTTGGACCGGCTGAGGAGCGAGTTGTTGATCACACTGCTGAGGTGGGACCGGCCCACCAGGGACAGTTCATTCTTGTCCGCCCCATCGTGCTCGCGGGAGATTGGCGAGTAGTAAGAGTTCAGCGGCAGATCGACGTGGAAGATCCGCTTGTAGGTGACATTGATGGTCTTGTAGTAGGAGGGGTAGAACTCCTGCAGCTGCCACTTGGCCCAGTCCATGACCTTCTTGTCGATGAAGTTCTCGAGCTGAACGATGGTCTCCTCATTCAGGCCGTGGACGCGCTGGCTGTTCAGAACCTCCGGATCCTGCAGGGCCTGCCACAGCTTGTAAGCCTGGTTCTGGGACAGCGGCAGCTGCTCACCCTTCTCCTCGAAGATGAAGTTGCCATCCTGGTCTTTCAGGTATTTCCCATCCTGGCCCTTCTTGGCCGGCTTGACGATCACGCCGGTCTGGGTGCGGATGATACCGTTGTCGTTGAGGATGCGCTCCAGCTTGCTGCCCCGCATGCCGTAGATCTCCTGGACCTTGTCGGCCAGGACGCCCTGGTATTTGATGACGCCGGCGTCGTAGCGCCGGGTGGCCTCGTGCAACATGTTGGAGAAGTAGCGGACCGAGCGGGCATTGAGCAGGCCGCCGGCCTCCTGGGTCAATTTGTCCAGGATCATCTCGAAGCTCAGGTGGCCAGTGTCGAAGTTCGAGGCCATGTCCTTCAGCTTCTTCCAGATGCTCTTCTGCCGATCGCTTGCGTCCTTCTGCTGCCCGGCCCAGCTCTTCACGCCCTTGCCGCCCGTGGCCTCAGCCACGAACAGGTTGGTCATGGTCTTGACCTTGTAGCGGAAGTGCTTCTCATTGGCCAGGTACTCGTCCTTCTTGGCCTTGAGGAAGCCCTCCAGCCAATCCAGGGTCTTCAGGGCCTCGGCCCCGCTCTTGTGGCGCAGGGCTCCGAACCGCTGCAGGATGATGTACTGCTGCAGCTCAGACAGCTTCTCGAGCGATGTAGCCCCGTTCGGGTTGAGGTCAGTGGACAGGTCCCGCCCCTCTGCATCGGCCAGGTTCAGGATCGCCTCCATCTTCTGGGTGACAGCGCCCCGGCCCATGGTGACGACCTTGCGAATGGCCGCCATGACCTCGAAGGTGTCCGGGGTGAACCCGTCGCCCTTGAGCTTCCCGCCCACATTCTTGGGCTTGACCGAACGGACCAGCCGCATGATCTTCTTGACCGCCTGCTCGGCCTCGACCTTGTCATAGGTCCGGTCGATCAGCTTGAGACCCTCGAGCAGGACCTTCTGCCGGCCGGCGGGGGTGCCCTTGCCGGAAATCTGGGTGATGAACTGCAGCACCTCACCCCCACGGAACTGCTCGGGCAGCTTCTCCTTGGCGTACTTGATGAAGATCTTTTCCTTCTGGTGGATGTCCAGCCTGGTGTCGGCCACGGCCTGGATCAGCTCGCGGAACCGCCGCTTGTTGCGCAGCGGCATCTCCTTCTGAGCAGCCTCGAGCAGGCTGTCGATGCGGGCGCTCTTCTTCTCCGCGGCCACCTTCTTGCGAACCTCGGTGAAGAGCTTGTTGATCTTGGCACCCTTGTACTGCTCATAGAGGGCGCCCAGTTCCTCCTCCATACCTTTGGTGAACTCGCCGACCTTGTGCAGGCCACGGTTGTACACCCGGGTGCCGATCTCCACCAGGGCCTCGTGGGACTCACCCTCGAACAGATCCTCGCGCAGGTCGGCGGTGGGCCGCTCCTGGAAGAGCAGGCCCTGCTCGGGCTGGTTCTGGTAGGACTCGGGCTTGGTCTTGGTGTAAACCGCGGCCACCAGGCCCATGCGATTGGAGAAGTAGCCCTGGTATCCGGCGTCCCTGATCAGGCGCTCGAACACACTGGTGGTGTCCACGAACGGGTCGGCCTGCCGGATCTCCCGGGCCTTGGCCATGAACCCGTCCGGGTCCTCGACGGCATTGTAGAGCTGCTCAGGGTTGAGCGAGGCGTTGTAGCGGTGCGGGCCGAGGCCGACTTCCTTGCGGTAGCCCCCGCCCTCGATGGCGAAGTAGGTGCGGTCGACCCAGTTCTGCGGGTCGTTCTGCTTGCGGCGAGACTCGGCACCGGACAGACCGGTGCCGTGCTTGGCAGGATCTAGCTCTTGGAGTCCGGCTTGTCGGCTGAAGTGGACGAGGCCGACTCGTCCGTCTTCCCGGACTGGGACCCCATTTGGTGCCCGGCTGCCTCGTACATCCCCTTCTCCAGCCAGTCCTTGACCTCCTGGTCCGGATTGGAAGAGGAGGCCGGCGGACTGCTCTCGTTCTGCGAGTGCGGCTTCCAGCCTTCTGGAGGCTTCATCCCGAAGAAGATTCCCCCGCGTTTGAACGGATGGCTTGGCTTTAGTTTTAGGTTTGGATTCACTGGCATACCCGTATTCCTCCTTTTCAAAGTAGGCGGAGAAGACGCTGTCCGTGCCAACCTCGAACTCCCCTCCGAGATGGTCCGATATTAACACGGCGAGCTGGTCGGTGTCAACCCCGGTGAAGTTGAGGATGGCCATCTGGCCGTCCTTGGTGGAGTGGCCTTCGACCAATTTCTTGCCGTCCTTCTCCAGGGTCCACAACCGATCGTACAGGGCATTCACCTCGGTGGCCCCATAACCATCAGGCAATTCCACGATTACAGCACCGACCGGGCTGGTGCCCACCAGGTGCTCGCCGGCCACGACCATCATGCCCTTCTGGGACAGCACATGCCCGAGCATCTTGGCCACGGCGACAGTGTTCTCCGGGCGGGACAGGCTCAGGGCGAAGGACGGGTTGGGCTCACCCTCGTAACCGCCGAGCTGGAATTCAACGGTACCAGACACCCCGAACTCGGTCATGATCCTGGGCAGGACCATGTCCATGATGTCCTTGGAGACCCGCTGTTGCTCCTCTTCCGAGAGGGCCTTCCACCGTGCGGACAGTTCCTTGTTGTCCGGGCTCGGGGCCACCTCAAAGAAGATCCGGTGATCATTGGGTGCAGCGCCGGCGTTCTTCCGATCAACGAACGCCTGCCGGGATTTGCCCTCGTAGGTGGGGCCAAAGGTGTCGTTGAACGGGACGTCGATCCAGTCCAGATCCTTCACCCCGCCTACCAACTCGAGGATCTTGGCCTGGGCCTCCTGCTGGGTCAGCTCACCCTTCTTGTAGGAGGTCCAGATCTCGTCGGCTGCTGCATTCAGACTCTTGCTCTTGTTGTTGAACAGACCCCGGGCGATCTCCCAGGTGATGGACTGCATCTCCCGCGGCGACACACCCCGGGCCTCGGCAGCCCGTCGGTACGCCTCGGCGAAGAGTGGGTAGGTGCCGGACTGGCCGGTGATCGTCGAGCCGGAAGAGCCCTTGCCGGTGCCGAAGTTGTGCTTGACCTCCAGGCTCCCCCCGGCCAGCGGGCGCAGGAGTCCTGCGGCCACGGCGTGGGTGTCGATGGTGACGAAGGGCAGCCCACTCTTCGGGTCGAAGAGGTTGTTGTAGAAGTTGCGGACCTTGTGCTCGCCGCCCAGCTGGTAGAAGATGTTCTCGGCCCGGCCGTCGGTGAGGACGGACACGGCCTTGGCAATGGCGCTGAAAGACTTCCACCGGGCGATGGCGTCCTGGCCGTCACTCCTCTTCTTGTTCCCGGCCACGCCGCCCTCCGGGGTCAGCACGGCATGATAGCGGCTGTTATGGGTCTGATCGAAGACGCGGATCCACCGGGCGGCCACCGCCGGGTTGTCCAGCAGCTCGCCGAGGGTCTTACCCTTGGCATTGCGGAAATGGCCGACCTTGGCTTCGGTCTCCTTGGCGGTCTCCGACATGGCCGCCTCAATCTGCTTGGCCGTCTTCGTCATGGCGTCGTCCCACCGGAAATCACGCATGCTGAACACAATGTCCATGACGCGCTCGGCGTGGGTGACGTTGGCGAACCAGTCGTTCTGCGGGGAGAGCACGGCCACGACCGACGAGGCCTGCATCTCACTGATGCCATACCGGTCAGCCCAGGTCTCGACGATCTTCCGGCCACCGTCGTACCAGAGTTTGGCCCGGCGCCTGAACTCGGACGGCACCAGATCGTGGAGGAACAGCAGGTTGTCCACGATGTGGTCAATGAAGGCCTCGGCCTGGCGTTTCGGGCTCTTGGCCCCGCGGCCGGTGAGTTTGCGCATGTTGGGGTACTGCGCGACCACGGCCATGTTCTGGGCCAGAGTGACCTCGTCGGCCATGGTGATCTTGTGATCGAGAACCAGCACCTCGTTGAGCGGGTCCTCAGTGGCCTTCTTGGCGGTCGGTGTCCGGGCAGACATGGTCTGGTTGAGCATGCCCTCGCCGTCCTGCGCGGCATCCTGGGCGCCCTTGTCCTGGACGTACCCCTCGGTGAGCAGGGCGTCGAACACCACACGGATCTGCGGGGTCAGCTTGACGTCGATGTCACTGCCCTTGATCGCCCGGTAGACCTCGATCATCCACTTCTTGAAGGCGTCGAACAGCTTCTTCAGCCCGGCGTCCGGGGCCTTGCCCTCGGCCAGGTACCGCTCGAAGGCCCGGGCGAACTTCTCCTCCTGAGCCTCGGTCCAGACACCATCCTTGACGCCGGCCCACTCCTCGGCCAGCTGGAGCATGGCGTTGTCCTTGGCCATGGCCAGATCCCGCCGGAACAAGTGGGCCAGCTCATGGGCAATGGTGGACACGTCGGCCGACTCGAAGGCGTGGATGATCGCCCGCTGTTCCTGGACCCAGGTGCCGACGTCGAAGGCGCCCTTGTTGGCCTGGCGTTGGGCGGCGGTGCCGGCCTGGCTGTTGGCCACCAGCTCCAGCTGGCGGGACTCCAGGTACTGCTCCACCGTGGTGCCGGCGCTGGCCGCCCTGGCCTTGAGCAGGGCCATGATGCCATTGGCCCGGCCCTTGCTCACGACCTTGGCCAGCTCGGCCTTGAACGCGGTGAGGCGCTGCGCCCCGGGCTCCGGCTTGCGGGCCGCACCGATGGTCCGGCGCCGGCGGTTGAGTGCATCGCGGATTTCCTTGAACGTGGTCTCACCATCAGCCCAGCCCAGGGAGTCCTCGAAGGCGTCGACCTCCTCGGCGGTCATGTCCTCCACCGCGGCGTCGTACTCCTCCGGGGTAGTGGCCATGGAAAACGCCACCATGCGCTGACCCGGGGTCCGCTTCTCCTGCTTCTCCGAAGTGGACATTTCCGGCGACATTTCCGGCGACATTTCCGGCGCGGCAGGCGCAACTTCCGCAGCAATTTCAGGCGTCTCCGTGGACATTTCCGGCGACATTTCAGCGGACACTTCAGGAGTGCTGGCCTCGGTCTCGGCGACCGGTGCCGTTACTGTTTCCACGCTTGGTGGATCAGCTTCCTGTACCTTTTTGGCCGCTTTCTTCCCACGTTTCGGGGTCGTAGGTGCCTCGGGTACAGATTCAACCGCCATTGCACCGCCGGCAGCCGGAGCAGTTGAGGCTACCGACGGCACCTGGGCGGTTGTTGGAGTAACCCCAGTGGGTGCGCTTGCGACAGAGGCGTCCGGGGTGTTGTTGCTCTTGAGGGCCTTGCGCTGGTCCATGAGGGTGGACACACGGCTGCGGTAGGTGGACGCCTTGGACCGCTCGATGGCGGCCTTGTTCACCTGGCCGGTGGACTCCAGCTGGCGGGCCGTGTCCTCGGCAATCGAGGCCCGGGCCTGCAGATCGGTGATCTCCGCGGTGATCTGGTCCACGGTGGTGCGGCCCTCGGCGTTCTCCGCCGGGCGGGCGGCAGCGGCGGACTGAGCCGTCGCGGTCCGAGCAATCGCGGCCTTGCGCTCCCGGTACAGGGTATCCAGGGCCTTCGTCTGCTCGGGCGTCCGGTCCTTCTTCGGGGTCTTGCGGATGGCATTGACCTCGGCGTCGATCTCCTCCACCGGTCGACCGGTGATCTCGAACTTCTCCTTGTCGGGCGGGGCCGGCAGCCCCTTGGGCTGATTGGCGGCCTCCTCGGCGATGGGGTTGGTCCGTGGCGCCTGGGAGCCTGGCTCCTCCAAGCTCTGGTAGGCCTCCACCAGTCGGTCCATCTCAGCGTTCAGCTCGGCGTTCCGGACCTGCTCCTCGGTCGGCAGGGGCTTCCCCTCGTTCCGCGTCTGGTTATACTTGAGGGCCTTGATCCGTTGCTGCAGCCACTCACCATACTGCTCCTCGTCCACGGCCGTGACCTTGGAGTGCATCCAGGGCGGCGCCGGGAGCTGCCCGGTCTTTATCCTCTGGGCAAGCTCCGGGGAGTAGGGGGAGACCACCTCCTCCGTCGGGCGCATGGTGAACGGCTGGGACTTGTCCTCGCCCTTCTGGCGGTGGATCCAGCCGGGCATGGTGTCCTCCTGGTACTCCTGCACCAGGCGATCAATCTCGGCATTCAGTTCCGCGTTCCTGACCTGCTTGGGGTCGGGCGGGGCATTCTTCCGCTCGACGTAGGCCCTCGACTTGGCGGCCTGCTGCGCGAACTCGGACTCCTCTGCATCCGGGACGCCGGTTGCCAGCCATCCTGGGGGAGGGGGCTCCGCCGGGTTCTGGTACTCATCCACCAACCGGTCCATCTCGGCGTTCAGCTCTGCGTTCCGGACCTGCTTGGGGTCGGGCTTGGCATTCTTCCGCTCGACGTAGCTCCTGGCCTTGGCCGACTGCTGCGCCCACTCGGACTCCTCCGCATCCGGGGCACCCTTTGCCAACCAACCACCCTCCTTCGGAGTCAGGTCGACCGGCCGGTACTCCTCGCCGATGATGTTGTAGATGTCGTCGTCGCTGATCCCATCCGGGGCGAACTCGCCATTCTCCAGGCGCTGGATGATGCTCTCCGGGGACTCGTTGCCAGCCTCGACCTCTTCCTGGACACCGCGCAGGATGTCGGCCCGGCGCTGGTCCATCTCGGCCTGCTTGGCCAGGACCTCGTCCACGGTCTTCTGGTTGGCGCCCTTGATCACCCGGTCCAGGTCCTCGGTCGTGACCTGGTAGCCTTCGAGCACGCCCTCATTGTGCCACTGGCGCACCTCTTCCTCGGTAAGCGTGCCGGCGTCCAACTCCGCCTCGAGGCGGTTGAACAGCTGGGCACGGCCGGCAGCCATCTTGGTCGGGATGATGGGGGATGTGGCCGCCTGATAGGCCTTGGCCCCGGCGAACCCGGCGGCACTCTGACCGATGGCGGTCACACCTTCAGCGGTGGCCTGGGCCAGGGAATCCATGTCCCATTTGCCCAGGGCGGCACCACCGCCCAGGTACTCGCCGGCCGTCTCGGACACCGGCTCCATGGCAGCCACGGTGGCATTGCGGCCGATGTTGCGCACGCCCGAGGTGGCGGCCTTGAAGACCGGGTCGGCCTGCACCCGGGCCATGAACTCGGCGGATTCGGTGGCGGTCTTGACCGCGGCCTTGTCCGTCAGCTTGACGCCCATCTGGGCCAGGACCCGCTCCGCGGCCTTCCGTGCCGGGGCGGACAGGATCTTGCCACCCACCAGGGTGGTGGCCGTGTCCACGCCGGAGATGATGGTGCCCTTGATGGCCGCCGCGTCGATGATCCTGGCGCGGTTGTCATAGAGGAATTTGGATACTGCAGCCTGGTCCTTGATGTCGATGCCGGCCTCGTTGAGCATCTCCATGGCGATGCCGGACATCTCGACAGCGGTGTTGCCAGCCGCGTAGCCCGCGAACATACCACCCATGGTGGCACCCGGGACAGGGGCCACAAAACCTAGTGCCGCACCGGCAGTGCCGAGGGCGACCGGGAGGGCGGAGTTGGGCAGTTGGCGAGCCACCAGGCCGCCGAATTCCTTGGCGTCCTCATAGGCCCCAACCACCTTGGACTTGAGATCCGGGGCCTGCTCCCATCGCTCCTTGACCTTGTCGTGGACCGCACCGAAGCGGGCAAACCCTTCCTTGGAGTCCCAGGCAGCGCCGAACTCCTGCTCGCGCTGGCTGCCCTTGTTCTTCTCCTGGTACTCCACCATCTGGGAAAGACCCTTGGCCGCGGCGTCCATGTCGTCGCCCACGATGTCTTCGCCCACGCCCAGCCCCATGGCGGTGGTCTTGACCCCGCGCTCCAGGTTGCCATCCGGCCCCTTCTCCACCTCGAAGGTGGTCTGCGCCTGCCCCGGTGCATCCCAGGATTCCTGGTAGGCGCCCGGGGCCATGTTGAAGTTGAGCAGGAAGTTCTTCTCCTCCGTCTCCGGCTTCTCGACCTCGGGCTTCTCGACCTCCTCCGGCTCCTCCTTGGAGAGGCCGTTGCGGGCCATCAGCTCGGAGATTATCTCGTCATCGGTCAGACCAAGCTCGGTGGCCTTGTCGTAGTCAAGGCCGTACCGCTCGGCCAGGCCGATGGCGATTTCCTGTGGAGTAAGGCCAAGCTGGAGTGCTTTGTTGTAATTGAACATGAGGTCCCTTTATCTGGTGAACGCCTGGTCAAAGAGAGCGCGACGGTCAGCGGGCAGCACCGACCGGGTGGCTTGCTCCCGCTTGGCCTTTTCCCCTGTATCCGTGCCTGCGGACCCATGGGTTCTGGCCCACAGTGCATCGAACTTCTGCACCTGGTCCTTGCTGGCCAGCTGGTTGCGGACCGCCTGCCGGTAGGTGTCCCGCTCCCCTGCAGGCAGGCTCTTGGCGTCATCCACCAACTGGGTGATGGGGGTGCCCGTCAGCTGCACCTCGAATAGGGTGCCGAAGCTCTTGCTGTTGAAGTAGAGGGTGTCCCGCTTCCCTTTGGCCACGTCGCCCCCGGCCGCGCCCTTGGGCTGCTGCGCCTGGCCGGCTTCCTGGGAGAGGCCGCCGCTGGCAGGGGCCTCGGGCTCCGCCACCTTGATCACAGTCTTGTCCCGGCCCAGGAGAGCACCCTCACGGGTCTCCTGGATCAGAGGTGGTTCCCCGCGCCGAGCACGGTAACCATTGATCAGGTCGAGCTGGTTCTGCGGGATCTTCTTCCGCACCTCTGGAAAGCCGGTGTCGCTCGTGCCCTTCTTGAGGTAGCCATCCTTCTGCAGCTGGGCGAGAACCTTGTTCTCCGCGTCCATGGCCTGCAGCCGTTCTTCCTCGGTCACGGGCTTGTTGTCGCCGGCCGCCTTGTTGGGGTTGGCAATTTCGTCTGCACCATCCAGATACTGGGGCGCCAGGGTGCCGTCCTCGCCCTTTCGCGTGACGTAGGGGCGGCCCTGCGGGTCATACTGGACACCGCCCAAGAAAGGGCTCCGCTTCTCAGGGATCTCCACGTCCCCGCCCAGTGGTTTGAATACCTGCTTGCCATCCTCGACGACAAAGTACCCGGTGACCCCGCCCTTCTTGACGAGCTTGTCCGGGTCGACGATGCTGTCCATCGGATCCTTGCGCTTGGTCCCCTCGCCGTAGAGCTTCCCGCTGAAGGCCCCCGAGTCCAGTTGGGCGCGGGATACAGGGTTACCCTCCTCGTCGTAGCCAACGATGGCGTCATTGCGCTCCCGGTTGTAGCGGGCATCCTCGCGGGCCATCTTCAGCCGCTCGAGGTTCTCCCGCCGGCGTTCCTCGGCATCCCAGAGGGTGAACTTCTGGAGGTTCTCGCCAGCCTGGCTCAGACCCTTGCCGAGCCCGGAATAGAATGCACCCATGCTCATTGACTCAGCCCTCCTCTACGGGGCGGCAGCTCTTCTTCATCTTCCACCGGGGGTTCTCCTTCCTCAACCGGGGGCTCTTCTTCCTCAACCGGGGGCTCATCATCGGGTCCGCCCGCACTAGCCCGGGCCTCGGCCTGCGCCCGCATCAGGGGCTCAACCTCCTGTTGGATGCGCAGGGCCTCCTTGTCCCGCTCCGGACCCGCGGGAATGGATTTGACCAACCCGATAAGATAATTGCGCACGGCATTCTCGTAGATGGCCTCGGTCTCCTCATCGCCAAACTCGGTGATGTCCGCGGCGTTGCAGATCTCCACGATCTCCTTGACCATCAGGTACCCCACCAGCGCCCGGGTGGCGTCGGTAATTGAGTGCTCCGGGTCGATGGCGTCCATGGACTGCAAGGCAACCTGGCCGATGGCCACCGGGATGTCCTCCTGGCTGGTCACGGCGGTCACGATCTCGTCGGTGGTGCCGGGCTCGTGCAGGTAGGAGATCATGTTGGTCAGAGTCTCCTCGACCTCGCCCCGGATCTCCTCGGGCATGCCATCGACGAACTCCTGGAAGTTCACCTCCATGGACTGCTGCTTGGCCGCTTCCTGGCGGGCCTGGCGCCGGCCACGCTTGGTCTTCTCGCGCTTAGATTTCTTCACTGAGCCCTCTCCTTCCAGCGGTGGCCTTGGCGATGTCCACACCCAACACCGACTCATTCAGGTTCTTCTTGATGGATTCCCTGCGGCCGAGTTCCTTCTGCCGCTCCTCCTCGAACTGGCCGGCCAGCCGCCGGTAGTTCTGGTCCAGGGAACGCAGACCCTCTCCGGCCTGGGCCTCGATCTGAGCGTCCAGCTTTCCGTAGGCATTCTTCTTCTGTTTGTTGATGGCATCCTTGGCCGCGCCGATCTCTGCCTTGTAGTTCTTCCGCGCCAGGTTGAGCATCTGGTCCTGCTGACGCATGTAGTCGTTGGCCGCCTCGTAACCCTCCTTGCCATACTCCTTCAGATGGATGTGGTACGACCCGTCCTTCTGGGGCTTGATCTTGTAGTAGTCATTCTTGAATGCCTCGAGGAAGGACCCGACGTTGTCGCTGGTGACCATGTAGTCCTGGCCCGGGTCACCATCGCCGGCGAGCCGGATCCGGGTGTAGGATGGTTCCTTCCAGGCGGGGAGCTTCCCGGAGACCTTGGAAAACTGACTGTCGATCGCAGCCCGCCCCTGGCGGATGGCAGTGTCCCTGGCCTTGTAGGCCGGGTCGACGTAATCCTTCTTGTATTTGGACGCATTCTCGGCGACCTTGGTCTTGAACCCGGCCCAGGCCTTGGCCTCGTCCTTGGTCATGGCCCAGCCGAACTCCTTGTGGAAATACTTGCGCGGCCGGGCGGCCTCGACCTCCCCACGGCTGCGGAACCTGTTCGGGTCCCGCCCCTCGTGGGCGTTGCGCTGGTCCACAACGGCCTGCTGCCCGGGAACCTGCGAAAGACCTGCCATTACGCCACCTCCTTCTCGGGATTCATGCCACCGGTGGCCACGTTCTCAAACACCGTGGCTTCGGCGAAGTCGAAGACCGGCCGCTCGAAGGTGTTGATAGGTACGCTGGTCACGCTCTCGTTGAACCGGTCTCGCACCTGGTCCTCGCGCTCCCAGCCGCCCTTGCGGAAATCAATATCGTGGGCCTGCTGGTCATCCTGGCGGGACGCCGCGCCGGCATTGTTGAGCTTGGCGATCTCGATACCATCACCACCGCCGCCTGCCTCACCCTGGGCCTTGATCTGCTCCATGGCGTTCTGGTGGTTGAGCTTGATCTTCTCCAGGTCGCGCTGGAAGGCGAGATCCGCGTCCTCCTTGGTCCACTCCCGCTGTTCCTTGGCCGCGTCTGCAGCGCCATAGGATTCCATCAGGCTGCCGATGCCCTGGATACCGGTGGAGATGGCCATGCCCTCCCCGGTGGTCAGGCCGCCAAGGGCACCCTTCTCCGCGCCGGCCCCAACGGCCGCCAGGGCGTTGGAGGTATTTGCCTTACCGGTGGCGGTAGCTGCATACTCCATGGCGGTCGGGGAGGACATCATCTGACTCTCGGCGCTCCCTGCGCTCCACATGGTGCTGCCGGAGGCCTTGGCCGCGCCGAAGCCGCCGAAGCCGCCACCCAGAGCGCCGGCGAAGGCGCCGGTCAGGGCATTTTCCTTGAGGTCACCCCCCGTGACCAGGGTACCAATGGCACCGACTGCCGCGCCGACCACAGCACCGACGGCCACACCCACGGCGACCGAGGCGATGGTGCCCAGGGCCATGGATCCAACGACGGCACCAGCGGCAAAATAGCCGGCTCCAGCCGCTACGATGGGAACGAGAACAGGCATTATTGTTCCTCCAGAATTCGTTGAACATCCTCGTCGCGGCTTTGGTAGACGATGAGGTCATGCAGTTTACCCCCCTTGAGGAAGGCCGAGGTCAGCACGCCTGCCCTCTCCAGGCCGCCGGCTGCCGCCATGCGGCAGGCCTCCAGATTGTAGCTCGGGATCTCGGCGATGATCTTGCGGGCGCCGCGGTTCCGTATCATCCACGCGCAGGCGGCCTCGGTGTGAGCCTTGACCTCCCGGCCGCTCAGACCGCAGTCGGGCCGGACGGCGATGTGCATCTCGTGCATGACCGCGTTGCGGGCCACGAAGGACAGGACCATCTTGCCCGGGGCAGGGGACAAGGTGGTGATGTCCGGCCGGCCGATGATGGCCTCGACATGGCGTTTGATGTGGCGTTTCTTCGCCACGCCGTCGTCGGAGCAGTAGAACATCACTTCCGGGTCACTGAGCAGCTTGGTCAGCCATGGTATGTCACGGGTGGTGCAGAGCATTCGTTACGCCACTGTGGAGGCCCCAGATCCGGCGTTGCCGGAGTTGATCGCAGTGGTCTTCACCCCGAAGATGTTGCTGACGTTGGTCATATCCTGGTTGAAGATGGATGTGATGGCCGCGATGGCATGCTGCTTGCCAGCCTTATCCAGGTTCTCGTTGATGAGGATGTTCTGGACCGACACCTCGTAGTCCTTCGCCATCTGGGTCATCATGGTGCCGAAGGCCTCACGTTGCTGCTCGTTGAGCTTGGCCTGTTCAATGACCCGGTTCTGCTCGAGCTGCATCCGGTTGCTGATCAGCCCCATGGTCTCCTTGAAGACCAGCTGCTTGCTCTCATTGGTGTCCTGCAGGTTCTGCAGGGCGGCGTTGACACGGCCCTGGAACTCATCGGCCTGCTGCTTGTAGGCGGCCTGCTGGGTGTTCAGCTCACCGGTGATCCGGCCCTGCTGCTCGGCCAGTGCGCCCTGCTGCAGTCCCTGCAGCCTGGTCTGCTCGGCCTGGCCGGCGAGATCCTGCTGCTTCAGATCACCGCTGATGGCGCCCTGCTGGACACGGGTGTCAAACTCGTAGGCCTTCTGCTGGTCGGTCTGCCGGCCGGCAAGGTCAGCCTTGTGGGTATCGAGGGCGCCGGTGATCTCGCCCTGCTGCTGGCTCAGGCCACCTTGGTAGGTGCTGCTCTGGCGGGCCAGGTCGGCCTGGGCGTAGGTGCTGGCGTCCTGCTTGGCGATGTCGAGGCCCGCCTCGATGGCCGCGGCCCGGCCGGCGGTGGCCGCCATGCTGGTGTTCAGGCCACCCTTGGCGTTCATCGCCTGCTGGGACTTCAGCTCGTTGAGCTTGACGTAGGGGTTGTCGTCGGAGAGCAGGTCGGTGAGCCGCTTCTCCACCAGGGCGTCGTCGGAGATGAACGACTGGGACGGGTCAAACGTGGGCTTGGTGTGGTCGAGATTCACCCCGGCGCCCTGCAGGTTGAGCCCGTGCTGCTCAAAACTCAGGCCGCCGGACGCCGTCGGATTGTAGTCAAAAGCGCCGGCCTTCGGATCCATGTTGGGCGCGTCGAAACCCATGTTGCCGGCGTTGACGTTCTTATTCTGGAAGTCGTTCGCCGGGTTCTGATAAGTGCCCGTGCCCGGGGCCGCGGGCATCTGGTCGGCGGTCGGGACCGTCGGCTGGACGCCACCGATGCTGATGTTGTTCATCGCTTCTCTTTCCCTTCAGCGTTGTGGAGGATGGCGTTCGTGCCCTGGAGCTTGTCGCCCAGGCGCTCGAGCTGGGTGTTCAGCCTGTTGAGCTGCTCGCTGAACCGGGACAGCTGGTTCTCGACCACGGCCATGTTGGTGGGGATGTTCTCAGTTTTTGTGGCCCACTTCTCCACCACCACCAGGCGAGAGCTGATGTCGGATGCCCACCAGATACTCCCAGCCAGGTGGATGAACGCGGTGAGGAGCAGGGCCAACAGCGCGGTATCCGCTTTGCGGCGGTGAACTGGGATCTCCTCGTCCAGGTACACACCCATGCTTACATCCCCAGGGCGAGTCTGAAGGCGTTGACCGCCTCGGCGAACTGATCCATCCCCAGGTAAGTGAGGGCGGATGCCAGGGCGACCAGGGCGGTGGCGATGGCGACCTTCCGTTTGTTGTTGTCCAGAGGCATCTGTTCTCTCCGTGTAAAGATTTCAATAACGATACTGTTATTATAAGACCGGGCTCCGCAGTGGGCAAGGGGCGCTCCTTGTGTTATTCCACCTGGAGAGCTTTTATGTGCTGGGCAGTCTTGCCCTTATCCGCAAGCAGGGCCTCGAGCTGGTCGAGCAGGGCCTCCTTCCGGTCCCAGTCGGCGATGACCTTGTCATAGACCTGGTCAAGGGCCACCTCGAACTTGGCCTTGGTGAACTGTTTCTTCACAGGCTTGCCGGTGGTCTTGTTCCGCACCTTCCACCGGATAGGCGTAGCCCCGGGGGCGTTGCGCAGCCGGTGCAGGGTGGCCAGCATGAAGGCCGGGTCGGGCGCAATCTTGTCGCCATCGACATCCACCGGCTCGGTGCTCTTCGCGGCGAAGTAGGCCTCAATCTCAGCCTTCTTGATCTGGTAAGCCTCTTCCTTGCTTACCCGGTGGTATGGGTCAGCCTCTCGACCGCGCATAAGATCCAGGACGTCGGCATGCTCATCCAGCTGCTTGCGGTAGGCCTCAATGCTCACAATCTTGGATGGCATCTTCCCCGGGGTCTTCCACTCGACCCATCCGTGGTCCCCGTAGAACTGGATGGCATGGATGTCCGGATCGACACCTGTCATGTCAATGCCATGGATGCCCTCCCCGTCTACGATCACTGTCTTATCTTCTGGGATAATCGTTACTCGCATAGTTACACCACCTGCTGTCCTGCTTCCTTGCTCATACCCTCCATGATACTCACCTTGCGCTCCTTGGGGAAGTGGACCTGGGAGTCCATGGGGATGTAGATCATCTCGTCTGACGCAGTCACAAACCAGCGGAACACTCCGGGCTCGATGCCGTCGCCGATGACCCGTCTGATTTTCCGCCAGAAGATCTGCCCTGGTGCCTTGTACCTGACCGTGTATTCTGTTGCCATGTGTCCCTCCTGTTGATGTTGTTACTTGACCTTCATGATGTACATGCAGCTCAAGAAGGCCGGCCTGTTCTCCGTTGCAGAAGCTGCTCCGGTGTCCGTGATATTCGCCGCACCTGTGCTCGCGGCAGACGAGCCGCCGGTGTTGGCCGCACTCGAGTCACCAGAGTTGGCCGAGTTGGACCCGCCGGAGGCGAAAGCTGCGATGTTCACATCATGGTAGTGCCCGGACCCACCGCCGGTGGACCCGGTGTACACATGGGTCTGCCGCTGGTTGGTGTAGTAGGTGATGTTGGAGTAGCCACTGACCGCCGTACCCGTGTCCTTAACGATGCTCGAGGTATGGTTGTGCGAGGGCATGTACGCCGTGGTCGGGGTGAACGTCGTGGAGTGTGTGTTCGGCGGATCAATGTTGTGGGTGTGCGCGATCGTGTGGGTGTGCGCGATCGTGTGGGTGTGGGTGATCGTGTGGGTGTGCCCCACGCCGTGGGTGTGGGCACTGCTGTTGGATCCTCCGATGGTGCCTACGCCCGCGGTGTACCCCTGGATGAACCGCCCGTCCGTCAGGTTGGGCAGTCGCCGCCCGGTGGTGCCGAAGATCGGACTGCCGGCAACGGTAATCTCCGCCCCATTGCAGACATACCACCCTTTTGGGTTGAGCAGGGTGTTGGCTGCGATAACTGGGTCGCCTGCCGCGAGGAGGCTGCCATATCCACCGTTGGCCGAGGTAGTGAAGTACCCGTACATGAAGGCAACGATCACCCCCGGGGGCACGGTCTCGATGGCCGCGACCGCCGCGTTGATGGCCGTCTGGGCAGCGGTGCTGACCGGCTTGTCCAGGTCTGCGGTGTTGTCCACGTTACCCAGGCCCACCTGGGCCTTGGTCACCGAGTGGGGGTTGTCCGTCTTGCTGGTGTGCGCGAAGAGTTCGATGTCCCGAGTGATGGTGCTCGGTATCCTGGCATCGGCCAGGGTGCCGCTGGTGATGTTGTCCGCGTTGGTGGCGTCCACGTTGGGGACGTTGGCCAGGCCCACCTGGGTCTTGGTCACCGCATGGGGGTTGTCCACCCTGGCGGTGTGCGCGTTGAAGACCGTTGTCCGCGGGTACAGGTCATCGTGATTGTGGACCGCGTAGGTGCCGTCCAGCATGATGAAGTAGGTCCCGTCGTAGCGCAGGCCGACGACCCGGCCGGCGACGAGGTCGTTCGCGTAGAGGGCCTCAAAGTTGATCCGCCGCACGGGTCGGGCGCCGAGCCCGTTGACGTTGATGGTCGTGGCCCCGGTGTTGGTGGCCGCGATGCGCACGTTCAGGGTCATGCCCGCGACATAGGCCGGGGGCGCCTGGGGCAGCGACACCACGATGGCGTTGGCCGTGCCGGTGTCCACCCCGTAGGTCAGGCCGCCGTCGCGCACCTGACGGGCGGTGGGTGCGTGGTTCTGCTCGGTTGCGTCCCCAACTATGATGGGCTGGGCAAAGCCACCCGGGGTCGGTTCCGGGAGTTTGTCGAAGCCGGCGACGACCGAGTTGAATCGGTTGTTGACGTCGGCGGAGCGTGCTCGGGTGCCGGGAACAAGGGCAACATCGTGGACGAAGTAGTTGTTGGACATTACCGTTGTAAACCTCGCATGCTGTAGTGGAGGGTGCCGGTCCGCACAGTGAACGGCTCCTGGTTGTTGCTTTCTGAATAGATGATTCCGCCAAGCGTGAGACCGACCCCCTCCGGACGGATCTCATAGAAGTTGGTCCCGGACTCCTCGGAGGACCAGAAGAACTCGTCCCAGTAGGCCTCGTCCCAGTCGCCGCCCTGGACCTGGGTGGTGATGGTCTCCTGGGTTGGCTCGTGCGCCTCGGAGTTGAGCAGGCTGAAGTCCGGCTTGAAGAGCAGGGTGACCGGGCTGCCGGTCTCGGTCTCCACCTCGAGGATGAGCAGGCGGAAGAACTTCTTCGACCGCGGGTACCCGACCGCCATGGGGGCAATCTTCAACAGGGCCTGGATGTCGGCGCCGGCGAAGCTGTTGCCCGAGTCCATCTTGTAGACGTAGCCATCGTCGGACCCGAAGAAGATGTCGTTCTCCGTCTCGTCCTCGGAATCGCTCCGGCCGGTGCCGGAGACGCAGCGGATGACCCGCCCATAGTCGGACACGGTGAACCCGCGGACGCGGTCACCGCTGAAGGTCATGGTGAGGACCTCCCCGTTGGCGAAGAACAGCCGGTACTGGTTCTTGGTGCGCAGCACCACCGAGCCGACGATCAGGGTCCGGTAGTTGTCGATGATCTTCTGCACCGGGAGACTGAGCGTATTGGCCTGGAAATCACCGAAGGCGTCTGCCTGGTTGATGGCCACCAGTCCGTAGTCGCTGACGAACACCGGGGCGAAGGTGAGCTGGGCGGACCCGCGGATGGCGCCAGAGTTCGCGGACAGGGGACGGATCTCCCAGTCGGCGGAGCTGGACCCGTAGAGCACCTGGATGGTGTTGCGCGAGAACAGGAACAGGGTGCCGCCGGCGCCGGGGAGCAGGCCGGTGGCCTCATCGCCGATGGCCAGCTCGGCCGCACCGAGGACTGCGGTCCAGGTGGTCGGGTCGGCCAGGCCGGAGTGCTGCACCGATCCACCGCTGAACACCAGGAACAGGTGGTTGCGATGTGCAGAAATGAGGATGGGCGTATCCGAGGTCATGCCCGTGGTCAGCTGGGTGAAGGTCGTCCCATCGAACTGAAAGGCCTTGTTCTTGCCGTCGCAGCCATACATCTTCAGGGTGCCGGCATGACCCGTGAAGTTGTAGTTGACAAAATCGTAGCGGCCCCCGGGCGCCAGGGTGGGTGTGGCCACCGCCACCCATCCGGTCGGGCTCGACTCCCACATGTTGCACTCGGTGCGACCGATGTTGTCCCGGAAGGCGTAGATGTGGTCCTTGTAGTACCAGACACCGAGGATAGGCCCGTCTCCTGGGACCTGCTGCACCTGGGCCATGGCGTGTGCTATGGCCAGGGTGCGCTTGGCGCGGTGCTCCTCGAAGGCCGGGAACCCGGTGCCCAGGTCATAGATGACATCCACGGTGCCCTTGGTTACCCCGCCGACCTGCAGGTACTCACCATCCTCGAAGGTGCCGGTCATCGGGTACAGCACCAGCCGGCCGGCCGGGTCACCGCTGTCCTCGAGAACATAGGCAGTGGCCCCGGAGGTGAGCCCGGTGACGACGTCGCCCGCCAGGAACCCGGAACCGTCCACGAACTCGATCAGGAGGTAGGTGGCCGTGGACGCCAGCGGCTGGCCATCGACCGGCTCGTAGCCGAAGATGCGCCGGTAGCCGCCGGTGTTGGCGATCTCGAAGTTCTTGCACCAGAGCAGGCGCCCAGGCCGGAGCATGAGTGGGCTGGTGGTTATGTCCAGGCCGCCGTCAAAGGCGAATGTGAACGGTCGGGTGTTCCGGGGTGCCATGTTACGCCAAGGGTCGGAGTTTGATCTGCTTGCGCCTGATGATCGCCTGCTCCCGGTACAGTTCCCGGAACAGGGGCGGGTACTGCATCTGAAAATCCTCCAGGATCTCGGGGGCGTCGTCGAACGAGGCGTACCGGCGCAGGGCCTGGAGAATGATCAGGTCATGGAAATAGTCGGGCATCTCCGGCACATCGACATCGGCGGCGAGGATCTGCGGCCTCTTGAAGTAGTCGAAGTGGATGATGTACATGTCGTTCGGGACCGGGTACACCAGCAGGCCGGTGTGCTCCGGCGCCAGCACGAACCGCGGCTGACCCTTCACCCTCGACACCGCGTACTTGTTGCTGATGCTGTCCCAGGGTTTGGACCCATCCATGGGGGCCGCAGTGTCCGGGTCGGCGTCGACGTGGTGGATGCTGAAGCTGTCCAGGTCGAAGGAACGCAGCCGGGTGAGGCCAAGCTCAGTGGCCGAGTAGGCCTCCTTGTCCGGGGACAGGTTGCCAGTGGCCCCGCGCACGCGCAGCCATCGCCAGTCGATGGGCATGCGCTGGATGTCCAGGTAGGCCTCGCGGACCCAGGTGGAGATCCGCCGGAACATACCCCGCTGACCCACGGTGGTGGTCATTGTCCCGGACTGACCAGTCCTGGACAACACCTCTTGGCAGAGTTCGAGTTTGTTCATCGCTCAACTTCCACCATCCCGCGCTTCTGCGCCAGGATGGGGGTCCACACATATAGGAACCCGTCCGGGCCGCGGAGCATGGGCTTCTTTTTGGTCTTCGGGGGTAGGACGTTGGCCGCCTTCTCCTCCTCCTTATCCCGCTCGATGTCGCCAAGCATCTCGGCGATCAGGCGCTCCTCCTCCTCGGGTGTCACCGAGTTGGTGGTGGGGAGTGGCGCGACCGGGGGTGGCTCGACCGGGACCGGCGCCGTCGGGACCTGCTTGCATTCGTTGCACACGCTGGCTCGGCCATCGGCCGATCGGGTGCTCTCAGCGAACTCCTCGACAGGCTTCTCTTCCTTACACTTGGCGCATTTCTTGATACTCATGGGTCCTCCTTGAAATTGGTCCTCCTAAGAAAAAAGGGGGCCTGGGTGTCCAGGCCCCCTAGCCTGCAGGGATAAGAGGAGGGGGCTTATCCCTTGGTGCAGTACAGGTCGGCCATGATTTCGGGCTTGATGACCTTGTAGCCGTAGACCTGGAGGCCACGGAGCAGATCACCGAAGGTGGACTCTGCACGCAGGGTCTCGGTCTTGGTGAGCTGGGTTGCGAAGGTCAAACCTTTCTTGTGGCCGGCGATGACGTGGGTACACTTCACAGTGTCGGTCACCGTGGTCAGGTTGTTGTTCCGGTACAGGGTGAACCGGTCGATCATGCCGAGGCGACCATTCCGCAGCAACGAGGTGCCGTCACCGGCCAGAGATGCGTCACGCAGCTCGGACCGCTTGACCATGGCTGCAAACCACGGCGGGATGATGATGTACCGGCCCTCGTCCGGCACGTTGGCCTCGTCCAGCAGCTGGCCGATGTCGATGATGACGTCGAGGACGTTGTCCTTGGTCACCGCGATGGGGGCCGCGGCAGCGCCGAGGTCAATGGTGCCATCCACACCCAGGCCGGAGCCCTTCAGGGTGAAGTCGGTGAAGATGTCACCAAACACGGCCTGCTCGATCTTGATCTTCATCTGCGCGGCGGCATCGGTCGCCCACTCGTCCATCAGCTTGATGTCCGACTGGTGACGGTCGATGTCGTCGATCCGCTCGCCAAAATACTTGGCCTTGTCGATCTGCAGCTCAGTTGCAGGCTCATCCGGGCTGTCGTAGGTCAGCGTCTGACCGATCTTGTAATCCCTGATGGTCATCGTCGCCCGGTTGCGGATGATGACCGTATCGCCCTGAGACTTGATCTCGCCCTCGTAGTCCGTGTTTGCGATGTCGCTCAAACACGTCTGCGGGTAGAACTTCTCAATGAGCTTCCCACTCCAAATCTGCTATCGTCACATGGACGACTGGACTATCGCATCTACCGCTGATTTTCCACCATGGTAATATGCCCTGTCGTAACAACGTCTGCATATCCCATCCCTCTTGTGAGGGGACTCATTTGATCCACATACGATGCACTTGTCAAAGCGGTATGTGTTCCATGGTCGCACTGTTGGCTCATAATCCAACAGTGGTGAAAGTTCAGCAATAGCCCGTTCACTTAGTCTCTGCGGGTCACGCTTCATAGCTTTCAATTCGTCACGAAGGCGCTCTCTGAGTTCATCGCTCACATGCTTGCCTGTCACTTCATCAATGATCCAGATGCAGATTCTTGCCTGCTCTGCTTTGATAATCAAGTGATTGACGATGTTTTGAAGGAATGGTCGGAGTTGCTTCCCATACAACCCCCAAGTAAAAGCATCGCTCCAGTTGGGATTACCGGACCTCTTACGCATTGATACCGGAGGGCCACCAAAGTTAGCCTGGAGTGAGTCAAGGACGTGCTTGCCACTCTCGGCCAGGGTGATTCGTAACCGCGGACGTACATATACTCCGCCGCGCTCCCCCGCATACTTTGCGCTTATCGCTTCCTTCTTGGTTACTTGAAGGTCAATACAACCTTCTCCGTCCACCAATCCTGCTACATACTTCCAACTCAATCGTTTCATAAGCCCTCCGGCTTGAACTACGCTTGTTGGTTTGTCGTGTTCCCTCTGGTTCCGGCACCCGAAGTCCTGTTCCAGTTATTCAGAACGGGTTTTACATCCCCCAAATTCTAGTCAAGGGATAAACTTGTTACCAGTTGCGCCAGTCGAACTATAGTCGACATATCCGACTTCTCTTGCTACACCACTCGCCATGACTCAGGCTCCTCTCAGAAGGCGCGGCCTCCTGTCGGACGGCTTTCGACGATGCGTCCTTCGCGTTGGGCCGCGAACAAATCGTTTTCGAGGGCTGTCGCCTTCTCCTCCGGGATCTTGCCCAGACGTCGGTCGTTGTAGAACCGCTGGATCTCCGCGGTCGTCCACATCCGGCCAGTCGGGGTGCCAGGGGTTCGTCGTTCCCCATGGACCCGGTCCGGCGTTACCTTGCCGGCAAAGGGGTTGGCGTTCTTTCCTCGGTTATTGTCGGTTTCCCCACGCCAGCGTTTCTGCAGGTCGGCCACCCGGGAGGTGTCGCCGGCGCTGCCCGCCGTGTGGTACAGTTCCATGAACGTCCGGCCAGAGAAGGGATCTCGGTTCTCGTTCAGCCACCGGTGGAATTCCGGGTCACGGTCGATGGTCAGGGCCGTGTTCAGGTCGTAGCCGTTCAGTTGCCCGGCCACAGTGAGGAGGCTGTTCACCACCTCGGATTTCCTGCTCTTGACCTCGTTGACCTCGAACCGCTTCATTGACTGCTTCAGCGCCTCGATCTCCTGGTCCTTCTGGGCGGTCATCTTCTGAGCGACCAGTTCTGCGACCTTGGCCACGTCGGTGGCCATCTCCTCACCGAGGCCGTCGATGACATCGGGCGGAAGGAATGTTCGTGGATCTGCTTTTTGCTTGGAAGCGATCTCGTTCAGGGTCGTGCGGAGGGCTTTGTTGTCCTCCTCAAGCGCGGCGATCCGGTCCCGGAGATGGCCATTGGCCTGTCTCTCCTCGAAGAGTTTCCGATCGGTTTGGCCTTTGTAGCGCCGGAACCGGCGCTCCCAATCGACCTCTTCCCCTGTTCCGGGGTCCGACTCGGGGCTCGTGCTTTGAGTGCCTTCCCTGTTGGTTTCCTCGAATCCTGCTGCTTCGGGCTGTCCGGACGGCTGTTGGCCGTGATCGTCAGCCGACTCAGGTGCTGCCTCATCCCCCTGGCCTTGGGGTCCGTAGGCCTCACGCTGGAGCCGCATTGCTTCTTCAACCTGCTTCTTGACTGCTTCCGGTAAGTATTTGTTGTCTTCTTCCATCATCTCTCCTTGGGGGCCTCATGGGCGATCCCGTGGAAAACCATTGCCGGTGAACCTCTCTCCTGGGGCCAGCTCCACGCTGGGATCCCGGAGTCGGGTCACACCCCCCTTGCTTTCTCCAGCTCGGCCAGGATTCGCTCCGCGAAGAGCGCCTGGCCTTGCAGGACTTGCACCGTTGCCAAATCTGCCCGGCGGGCCTTGCGGTCCAGCACGGCCAGTTCCTGCTCCAGCCACTCGATGAGTGTCCGTCCTTCCTGCGAGCGGGCGATCGCGCCCAGGGCTCGCACTGTATTGTTGCTGCCGACGATCATCAGAGACCGCTCCCCATGCGCATTTTGACCTTGGTCTCATCAGCCAGGAGCTGGCGCTTGGTGACGCGCTCCTCCTCGATCTTGCGCAGCATGGCCTCGATCTCGGACAGCTTGAGGTTCTCCTCGGTGGCCAGCTTCATCATGGCCGTCTGCGCGGTCAGGTTGGCGATCTCGAGCTTGGCCTGACGGTCGAGGTCGGCGCCTTCCTTGCGCCACATGGCCTGCTGCTCCATCAGCTTGAGCTTGCCCATGGCCACCTGCTGCTTGAGCGCCTCGGGGTCGGGCTGCTGGCTGGCCTGCTGGGCCTGCTGGGCCAGGCGCATGCGCAGGGTCATCTCATCCGGGACCACCTTGGCGGCGCTGGCGCCGAGGCCTTCGGAAGCCATGCGCAGCAGCTCGGCGCGGCCCTCGTTGCCGATGATCTGCATGTCGATCGGGTTGGCGGTGATCTGCAGGAACTCGTTGCGGCGCAGCTCCTGGGCACCGCGGATGGCGACCGCGGCCGAGCCGCGGGGGACGATGTGGGGGTCGCCGTAGTAGCCCTTCACCGGGGAAATCCTCATTCTGTAGTAGAACTGCTTCTCCACCAGCGGGCGGAAGATGCCGGAGTCGATGTGCCGCACCGACTGGCGGATACCCTTGGCCGAGGCCTCGAGCATCTGCGACAGGCCGGACGCGGTCGACGCGGCCCCGGTGGCTTGGGGGTTGCCGTGGGCGTAGCGGGGCACGCCGGTCACGTCGTCGGCCCTCTGCTCGAACTCCTTGTAGACGCCGATCAGCTCTCCGGCGTTGGACCCGGGCTGGAAGAACTCGAGCGGCTTGCCGCTGCCGGCCACGTCCGAGTTGAACTGCCAGATCTTGAACGGGTAGACGCCTTCGATTTCCTCGCCGGTGGCGATGCGATCACTCAGGAGCATGATCTGCGGGCCGGCTGCCAGGCCCATGTTGTTCGCCAGGGCGCGGGCCGTGGCGTTGCACATGCGCTGGATGTCCTCCATCACCTGGGGGATGCCCATGCCCCAGAACGAGCCGGGGATCTTGTACATGCTCGCCTTCTGGTAGGGCCGGCGCTCGAGCGGGTCATCGTTGATCACACATTTGACAATGTGCTGTCCCACCTTGATGGCCTCGATCTGATACTCGCGCTCCGGGTCGTCGATGGCTTCCTGTGGGATGCCCCAGTCGATGAGCAGCTGCCCGGGGGCGGAGCCCCAGTAATGCAGGGCGTCAATGAGATTGGAGCCACCGCCGGACAGGGCCGTGGAATCCTTCAGCTCCAGGGACAGGCGTTCATTGTCCCCAGCCCACAACCAGTCGTTGAGGCCGCCGATCTTGGCTTCCTGCAGCACCTCGCGGATGGCCTCCTCGTCGTAGCCGTCCAGGCCGATGCACCGGTACAGGGCATCGCGGGACATGGACATGCGCTCGATCAGGTCGCCATCCTGGATGCCGGTAGCCTCCGGGCTGGGGTACATGTCAAACGGAGAGACCCGCTCGTACTCGGTCACCAGCTTGGTTTCGACGGCCGGCTGGCCGTTGTCCCAGGACAGCTTGACGCGGTTGCGGTAGATGGGTCCTTTGATGAACCCGGCCGGGAAGGTGACGAAATCCTCGAGGAAATCCTCAAACACCGTGTAGAGTCCGCCTTCCTGGAAATCGTCCTCGATCTGCCGCTCCATGAGCTTGGCGCCCTGGGCCGCCAGGTGGCGCACGCGCTGGGTGACCAGGGTCTTCATTTCCTGCGCCCGGGTCATGATGTCCTCGGGCTCGGGCTGCACGCCGGACTGCATGGCCTGCTGGATCTCTCGATCAAGACGGGCTTGGAGTGCCTGCTCAAGCTCCTTGGGGAGGGTCGGCATTGGCGAGGGATCCAAGCCCCATGGGGGTTGGCCGTCTGGCAGGACCAGGTCCGACAGCCAGGAGATGGTCGCCCGGCACTTGGCCGCGGTGAGCATCATGAAGATCTCGGAGCCGCCGACATTGCGGATCTCGGCCAGGGTCTTGGCGTCGTACTTGCCATTCCGCTGGCGCAAGTTGGAGAGCATGGTCTGCTCCACTTCCTGCTTGGCCCGGCGGTTGGTCTCCCACTGGCGCTGGATGTGGCCGGCCAGGGAGCTGATGAACACTTCCCGATCGCGGGAAAGGCGGTCAGCCTCCCGGCGCTGTTCATCCTCAGCGTTCAGGTCCTGTGGTGTCTTGACGACGATCAGGCCTTGTTCCATCGTTGCTCCGTTATAAAATCAGTTACGATACTGTAAAAGTTAGGCGCAGTATTTTGTGTGTCAACACTTTTTTTCAGTCCCCGCAAAAAAAGACTGCGGCTGCGGTCAGGGAGGAGACCGCCAGGAAGTAGCCGTAGATGACTGGCACCCGGCCGGACGCCTCGTTGTTGTCCTGACTGAGGTGGCTGTTGATGAACAGCATGTTCTGCAGGAAGATCCGGTTCGACTCCCGGAAGGTCTTCCAGGTGGCAGGAGTGTTGCGCCACATCCAGTCGTGGACGAAGCAGGCCGGCCCCAGCTCGACCCGCCGCCGGAAGGCGGTCAGGGAGATGAGCCGATCCGGCACCAGACGGTCGAGGAAGGTTCCACCCGAGCCAACGCCGCAGCACGATGGGAATCCATCGAAGGTGGGGTGCGGCCACTCAAACCCAAACGACGGGGTCCACAGTGGGACCCCGTCGAACTTGATCAGCTGGACGTCAATGGACACGACTCTTGCGCTTCCTCTCGGGTGGTTCATACTTGAAACCCAGGACCCGGGCATAGGTCCTGGCTTCGATCTCGGCCTCGGTGATGTGCCTGTCGATGGTCACCTCATTCATGGCATCCTCGACGGTGCCCCGGGCCGACTCGTACAGGATCTGCACCTCGCGCTCGGTGAGCACGGCTACTCCACGATCTCCCAGTCCTCGGCCAGCATGTCGGCCTGGGAGGCCAGCCAGCCGGGCTGCCACTGGCCAAGAGCAGTCCACATGACAAAGTACGGCTGGCTGTTCAGTGGGGTGTCAGGGCCGATGTGCTTGGCCGTGCGGTCGTTGACCCTGGCGCCTGGCTCCTGACACGAAAACGGGGGCAGATTCAGGGCAGGCATCAGCACCACCCACATGTTCTTGCCGTTCCAGCCCTTGCGGGCGATCTTCTTGCCCAGCTTGGCGGCTTCGATGGCCAGGCCGAAGGTCAGCCCGTTGATGGGGCGGTAGTTGCGATCGGCGACATCCTTCGGTGACCACGAGACGTAGCCGGCGTACTCCTTGGTGTTTGGGGCGCCGCCGTCGAGGTACTCGACCAGGTATCCCTCGTCGGCGCCGTCCTCATCTGCGGGCAGGGGCCAGCCGCGAAAATAGTTGTACTCATCCCGGGCCATCGGGATCATATTGACCAGCTTGGTGCCAAGGTATTGCTGCATTCTATTCCCTCCTATGGGTTGATGGTTGGCCGGTCCTGCAGTTTCAACCAGCCGGCACTGGTTCTCATGACGCCGCAGCAGGTTGGCGGCCACCGATTGAGGCGGGCTCGGCGGTCAGGCCCGGGGGTCATGCGTCCTTGTAGAAAATGTGGTTGCCGACGGTGGCGATGTGCTTCATGCTCGGCGCACTGGCCCACTTCGGGAATGGCTTCATGTTCTTCTCGTGATAGTGGTCCGCGCCTTTGAAGTTCTTCCCCTCGAGCCGCTCGTTCAAGGCAATGGCCGCGCTCTCGAAGCACTGCAGCATGGCCTCATACTCGTCCACGCTCGGCCGGGCGCCGCTGTTGGCCCAGCTGAACTGGTACGGCTGGAGGATGATCTCCTTGAGGCTCTTGCCCCGCTTCTGTGCCCGGTTGAGCACGACATGGGCCACTGCCACCTGGCCGGCGACGGATTCACCGCGGGCTTCGTGGTAGAGGTTCATGGCCAGCCAGAAAATAGGTTCAAGGAAGAGCATAGGATCTCCTGGTTATGGTGAACAGATTTGTAAAGGGTCCCTTTACACATCTGTAAAAGATAAGCACAGGTTCACGTCCAGCCAAGTGAAGATTTTCGTATCACCTGCTTTTTCGTTCTCGAGGCCTTGCCGGTGAACACGGCCGGGGCGAAGGTCAGGGCCAGGGCGTCGGCGGTGTCGGGAGACTCCAGGCCCCGGTTCTTCATGTCCTCCTTGCGCTCCAGCTGGATCTGCATCTTGCGGTTGAACCCGTACTCGATGCTGGTCAGGTCGGCCCGCATCTTGTCGTCCTTGGGTAGGTCCACCTGGCCGCGCAGCCAGTCGCGCATGTAGCCCCACATCTGGGCGCGGATGTTGGCGTATGTCTTCGGGTCGCTGGCGCCCATGCCGGACTGGACCTCTACCACCTGGGTCTGCATCTGGCCCTGCTCGACCAGCTGCTTGAGCCGGTCGGCAACGCCGGCGCCGATGCCCACCGCGTCCACGAACACCATCTTGGCCCGGTGCAGCCGGCACTGGTCCACCACATGACCCACGAATTCCATGGTGTCGATGCCATGGAACTTGACCGGTGCCCAGACCTTGGGACCCTGGCGGCGGATGATGACGCTCGAGTCGTCGCCGAAGCGGGCCGGGTCGGCCCCGATGAAGATCGGGTAGTGGTAGTAGGACTCCTTGCCCAGGTTCAGGTCCATGGCCTGGTCGACCGGCTCGGTGGATATGAACTGACTCGAGGAGGCCCGCGGGAACTGGCCCAGCACGCGCACCCGGTAGTGGTCGGAGTCGGTGCCGTACTGCGAGGCCATGGTCTCGATGTACTCCCTCGAGACGATCGGGCTCTCCTCCGAGTTGAAGGTCAGGCAGTGCCACCGTTCCCGGAACTTGGTCTGGGAGTCGTAGAGGTAGCCGTTGGTCTTGGTCGGGTTCCCCTGGATGAGGATCTTGTTGGTGTCGCCGGTGAGAGCACCCTCGACGGGCAGGAAGATCTCCGGCGGCACACCACTGGCCTCGTCGACGATGAACAGCAGGTTCTTGCCATGGAAACCCTGCAGGGCGTCCGGGTTCTCCCGCCGGCTGGTGCGGGCCACCGCGAACCAGGTCTTGGGGTGGGCCTTGTGGTAGATCTTGCCGGCCCCGATCTCGAACATGGAGCGGAAGATCTCGGGCAGCTTGTGGCCCCACATCGAGATCTCAGCCCAGAGCACGTCCTCGAGCTGGGCACTGGTGGGGGCGGTGATGGGCACGCGACTGTGGGGGTAGCAGCATAGGAACCACCACACCAGGAACGCGGCCCCCGAGGATTTGCCCGTGCCGTGGCCGGACTTGATCGAGACCCGCTTGTTGTCCCGGACGCCCTCCAGGAGCTGGACCTGGTGTAGGGTGGGCTCAACCCCCAGGGCCTCGATCACGAACCGGACCGGGTCGCGCCGCCACTCGAGCAGCTTCTCCCGGACCAGCTCCTCCTCCGGGGAGAGCTTGCCCAGGGCCTTGTTGGCATCGAAGACCTTGCGGGACTCGGCCTCGGCGGCCTTGGTCCTCCGCCCACGCTTCGGAGCAGTGAAGACGTCAGAACTCATCCAGGTCCTCCTCGTCATAGAGAGGCTCGTCCTGGCTCGAGGATGGCTCAGGATCGTCGATCATGTCCTCGAGAGGGGTTGCCTCCACGTCGATGTAATCGTCGTCTGGAAGGCCATCCTGGTCGTCCTGTGTGGTGTTGGGTGTTGGAGCACCAATAAGGGCCTTGGTGGTGGCCTTGATCCGATCCAGCCTGGACCGGGTCTCGGCCTCGTCGATGCCCTCCAGCAGGTTGATGATCATCACCTGTGGGCTTCCACTTTGTTTGGCCTGCTGGTTCGGTGACCCGGTCCCGATGATGCCCTCAATCTTGGCCAGGGTCTCGATGGCCCGGATGCGAACCTTGTCGTCCTCGGCCGTGCGCATGATCACCTCTGCCGTCCGGGCCATCTCCTCAGCGCGGGCTCGGGTGCGCATGCTGGTCAGCTCGTCGTCCCGGCGCTTGGCAGACATGTGGATGTAGGTCTCGAGCACGGTCTCGTCCAGGTCGATGCCCAGCTCCTCGAAGATCTCCACCACCGCGGCCGGCGAGTAGAGGTTGGTCATGACGATGAGCAGGGAGCGGGCGTCGGCGGCCTTGGTGATGGTGCGGAGGATCTTCTCATCTTGCTTGCCCGGGTAGACGGCCCGGAGCGCGTCCATTGGGGACGGCCAGCGTGATGGATGTCTGTTGAAGGCGAGGACGAATTCCTTCAGAGGTTGTGCCAGTCTCGAGAACACGAGCCTGAGAATTTTGTGCTCCCTCAGTTTACGGTTGTTCCTGAGTCGGATCCTCGCGTCTGCGGTGTCGAGCGACTCCCTGGTGTCCGGCTCCAACTCGGCTGGGACTGGTGGTCGCATGGGGGGCACCTCTACGCCGGCAATGGTGGCAAGGGTGCCTATGTTTCGTGGGGCCATGGGTCTCCTCCTAATAGGCTTTCTTGGAGACCTTAATCACGGATACCGTTAAGTGGAAGGTTACGGTGCAGTAAAATTGTTGTGGTACGGGACCATTTGGGAGGGCTGGTGGGACACTCTCATAACAGCTTTGAACTAAGTGCCCGGTATCTTTACCATTTATACGGGGGCACAATCTCTAAACTGTCTCTAACGGCTCATAACGCAATTTTAGGGCCGTGCCATTTTGTTCAATGGTTTGGCCAGCTTGTGCTACATTTCTACTCTACATCTCTAAATATATACTTATTATTATCTATAGAAGAAGAAATAAATATATTTATATAGGAGGAGGTTTTTCCGTTTCTCCTGGGCTTTTTAGTTTCAGCGTTTTGAAAGTATATTTACAATTTTAGAGTCTTTGAGAGCCCTAAGAGTATCGTAATAAATTCGGGTACTTATGTAGATCTCTTTTTTAACACATCAGATGTAGGGCCGGTCGAAATCCCTCCCACATTCAATGTACGCTCACAAGCCCTGTAGCGTTAATCTCATGCCATTTTGCCTTCAGGCGGATCCGGCCAGGCGCTTTCCCCCACATTCAATATTAGCCCACATTCAATATAAGGAGGGCTTCCTACATTCAATATAAGGAGGGCTTCCTACATTCAATATAAGGAGGGCTTCCTACATTCAATATAAGGAGGGCTTCCTACATTCAATATAAGGAGGGCTTCCTACATTCAATATAAGGAGGGCTTCCTACATTCAATATAAGGAGCATCGCATGGGCGGCGGGTTGGGGATGAAGTGGGTTGGAACCCCATTTGTAAACATGACCCTTATGGAACCACAGCGCCCGGCCCCGCCACGCCTGCTCGCCGACTGGCCCCGGCCCCCTGGAAATAGGGATACCTTAAAAGCCAAATCGCCCACCAAAATGGCAGGCCAGTCAGCCCGCAGCAGCCCAGCCGAGTAGCCGAGCAGCCGCCTCGGCGAGCAGTGCCCTCGCCCTGGCCGAGTAGCCGAGCAGGCTATTTTCCTAATCGCTGGCGAGCCCGAGCGGCCGGGATGCAGGAGCCGAACATTATTCTCTGCCCGGCCCGGATGGCAGAATATTGTTCGGTTCTAAGCAGGGAAGGGCGATGGATATTCGGTAAATAGCTGATTCTGCTGACACTCATTCTGTATCACCACCAAACCGCCACGCCCAACCAGCGTTTAATCACTTGCTTAAATAGCCAAGCGTTCGCCCTGGCCGAGGATCCGACACCGCGCACCAGGGAGTGTCCGATTTTCGGACAGTTCCCCAGCCTAACATATCCATTCCATATCCAATTCCTACCCAATACCCACCTATCCATACCCAATTCATACCCAATCACCAGGCACCCCTGGCACCCCACGTCCCAGAATGGGTCAAAATGACCCATCCGCACCCTGGTATATAGTGCGGGGCGCTGCTAATCGTACCACAGAAATCCCTTGCACTCTCAGCGCACCATGGTACAGTGCCCACCAGTCGAGCATGCCACGCCTTAACGGCACCGTTAAAAACCGCTTGACTAGCACGACACGCTAGAGTAAAAAGAGGGCGACGGCGGGGATCACACCGCACAACACGAACCACTACCAGGAGCACAGAACATGAAAAAGACAGTCCTTTACGTTGCTTTTAACAGTGCCGTAAATCCCATCAACGCCCGCAGCCGGTTCGAGAACCTGCTCGTGGAGCACAATGGCGGCTTCACCCGCCAGGACGCGGTCGGCGGCTGGCGTGACGACAGGGACGGCAGTGTTTTCCGGGAAGAATCGTGCATCTACACGCTACACGGTCTGACCGACAACACCCGCCTGGAGATCAGCAGGTGGCTCGCCCGCTACACGGAGGAACGGTCCATCCTCTGGGAAGACGCCCAGGGCAATGGGGAACTGGAGTACCTGGACGCACTCCGCGAGGAACTCGTCCTGGTCTGAACCTGGACCGCTCTTGCTGCCGGTCAGCCTGCGGGCTGATCGGCGGCGACAACGGCCCCGGCCACCACCACCACCACCAACCTGAACCACAGGAGAACGACCATGAACATGGAGCATGTAATCAAGATCGACGGCCACCTGTACAACGTAGTGCGCGACCTGGAAGACGGCAGCACCCTGGTGCGCGACCGGAGCGGACGGCAGCACCGCCTGCTGTGGGACGGCAAGCGGACCGGCCGCCGGGTCGGCACCTGCCGGGAGACCGGCCGGATCACCAGCCGCCAGTTCCGGGCGTTCTAACCACCACCTGAACCAGAGGAGAACCAGACCATGAACGCAACCGCAGTCCGCAACGTGAAGAAAGGCGAGTTCGTGAAGCGCAAGGCAAGCGCCCGCAAGGTGTACATCCGGGGCGAGTACGACCGGAGCAGCCGCCGGTACGCCCTGGTCGACTGGGACGACCACTGCCGGGAGATCTTTGTACCAGGCAACGCCACCGTGATAACCGGCTTCACGTTCTGAACCTGGACCGCTCTTGCTGCCGGTCAGCCTGCGGGCTGATCGGCGGCGACAACGGCCCCGGCCACCACCACCAACCTGAGAACAGGAGACTTGCCATGTTTGACCTGCACACCATCGTTCGCATGAACCGCCCGCAGCCTGCACCCCAGCCTGCACCCGCGCCCGAGCGCCACCCGGACTACCAGGCCTCGGTCTGGAAGAACGACCTGGACGCCCGCGCCCTGGCAGGACGCAAGAAAATCACCAGGGAGGCCGTGGAGGCCCTGTTCAACGGCCAGCACTTCACCAGGGGCAACACCCGCGTGGCCCTGCGCGTGGCCCCGGCTGGTGGCACCGTGGCCGAGCTGTTCCTGCACGGTACGGCCATCGCCCGCCGGTACCTGCTGACCGGCACCGTCCTGGTCCGCCACGCCGACTGGCGGACCAACACGACCAAGGAACGCCTGAACGGCGTGCTGGCCATGATCGGCCGCGCCGGGATCCACCAGAAGGATTTCCGCTGGTACCTGGGCGACCGCGCCTGGGATGAAGGCGCCAACTGGACCAAGGTCAACTGAACCTGGACCGCTCTTGCTGCCGGTCAGCCTGCGGGCTGATCGGCGGCGACAACGGCCCCGGCCACCACCACCAACCTGAGAACAGGAGCACGACCATGAACGTACTGGAAGCAACCCTGGCCAAAAAGGTCCGCGAGGAGATGGACCGCCTGCGCCGCTCGGGCGGCGTCACCGAGGACACCCCGCTGAACCTCATCATCGGGGTGGCCCTGGAGAACGTGGCCGACAACCACATGCGCGACCTGCGCCACAGCAACGCCTACCTGAACCTGCACCGGTTCTAAACCAGGAGGACACTACCATGACAGAGGTATTTCACAACCCGCGCCTCAACCGCATGCTGCGGATCCGCTTCTCCGACCTGGATGGCGAGCGCATCCTGGACGGCGAGACCATCACCCTGGACGCCCTTGCCTACGGCCACTCGTGGGACACCCTGACCAGGGCCGAGGTGCTCGACATGTACCGCATGTGGATCGCCCTCGGGCACCGCATGATCCCCTTGGTGCCGCCCGGACCGGCCCCGGCCCCGACCGTGATCAAGGTAGACGACCAGCACCCCAACCTGAACCAGGAGGCCTGACCATGCACGACCCTGTAATTCTCACCCTGCCGGAGCACTGGGCAAGCGCCCTGGTAAACGCGGACACCACCGGCCTGGACGACCAGGACGAGAAGGCCCTGGACGCCTTCCTGGAAGACCACCCGCACCTGTACTGCGTCGACGTCAGCGAGGAGTCCACCTTCTGCCACCGACATGACGCTACCGCCTACGGCGTCCTGGCCTGCCAGTGCAGCCTGTTCGCCTTCCTGTCAACCGAGGACGAGGAGATATACGCATGAGCAACAACTACGCCGCTGCCGCCGCCGCCCTGGTCCTGCGGGACCACCTGGAAACCATCGACGCCGAGGGCGCTGCCCTGGCTGCCATCTACAATGGCCTGAATCCGGCCGAGGTGGAGCGCACCGCCGAGGCCCTGGACGAGCTGATCACCAGCATCACCACCGCCCTGAACGCCCATGTGGGCGCAATGATCACGGCCTGATGGCCGAGGAGGACCGAACCATGACGGATTACACCGTGCTGTTGCTCTACCCTGACTACATCGCCGACGAGTTCGGCAAGGAGACGTACACCGCCTGGGTCACCGCCGAGGACCCGGAGCGGGCCATCCTGGCAGCCCAGAAGGAGGCGGTCGGCCACGTACCTGAGTACGACGACAGCTATATGGACTTCTACCCGCTCCTGGTCGTCGAGGGGCACCTCAGCGACCTGACGCCCGAGCGGTGGCGCTGACGAGCGGCTTGTTGCCCTGGGGCGCGATCCCCAGGGCGATGACCTGAACGCCAGACCAACACCAACCACAGGAGAAACACAATGTTGAAGGAACACCGCATTGAAACGGCCCGAGAGGCCCTGCTCAACTTTGGCGAGCGGGACGGGGACCTGCTGGATTGTTACGAGACTGACATCATCGACCTCATAGCCGACCTCCTGCACTTGGCCGAGGCGGAAGGGGTGGACCCCGAGTCCGTGCTCCGCATGGCGAAAATGCACTGGAAGGATGAGAGAGTCGACGATTACCAGAAGGCCTGCCTGAAGCACGGTTTTCTGCCGCCCAATATGGGGGCCTGACATGATCGGACATAGCGGAGGAACCAGGAAAGGAGAGCTTGCCAGATTGGCCGAGCTGGTCGTCGAGCTGGCCAGGGAGCAGGGCGTGTTCTTCGCCATCGCCTTCCTGTTCGACATTGGCTACACCCGCGCCGACATCGCGGAGCTGCTGCCCTACCTGCAGCGGGAGAAGGGAGCAATCAACCCGAACAGAAAGAGGAGCATAGACCAATGATCAGACCCTACGCCAAACGACTGCGCGACCTGATCCGTAACAGGATCCTTGCCCACAGGTTTTTTGGCTTGCCACCGTGGATATGGAACCGCATCCAGGAGGCCGACGCCATGTTCGACGCCACCCGGCCGGAAGGATGGCCGACAAGACAGGAGACCAGGGACAAATTCAGGAGGTGGACACCATGTTGAAACTACACGAGATGCGCAGGAAGGCCATCGTGACCACCCAGCAGGGTGGCTGGCACTGGCAGCAGCCATACCGGGTGAACACCTACCGGCCCAGGCTGGCCGCCAACGGCAAAGTTCTGTGGACATCCTGGAGCATCGGCCTGAAGCGGACGCTGCGCCATATCAGGGAGAATGTCCTCTTCGAGGAACTCCCCATGGGATCGCTGCACAACAAGCCGGTGACCAGGAAGGAGGCCCTGCGGGTGATCGGCTCGGCCAGGGTGCGCAGCATCGAGAAGAGGGGGTGGCGGTTCGCATGACCGAGGGGGATGTCACCTGGAACCTGAACCGGTACCGGTGCCGCCGGTGCCGGACATCCTGGACGCTTGAGTGGCCCGAGCCAGCCATCGACCGGTGTCCTGAATGCGGGAGAGAAACCGAGCCAATAAATACAGCAGCGTTAAAAAGTAATTGACGTAACCGTAAAGATCAATTAGAATGGCCGCACATTCAGCGAGGAGGAGCATCATGGCGAGAACGTACAAGGTCATCCACTGGTTCACCGGATACACCTACACATTCCGCGACACCCCCTACGGGCGAGTGGACCGCAAGGGGCGCATCCCTGGGAGCTGGGACGAGACCTTCAACGACATGCTCCGCCTGGGCGAGACCCGAAACATCGAGCCGGAATACGAATTCATCATCGAGGAGGACTGACATGGACCAAAAAGTGATGGAGAAACTGAAGAAGTTGCTCGCCCTGGCGGGCAGCCCGAACGAACACGAGGCTGCCCTCGCCATGAGCAGGGCCGAGGAGATCATGCGCCGCCACAACATCACCCTGATGGACGTGGCGCAGGATGGCAGCGGGGCAGAGGTGGCCCATGCCGTGATCGCGCCGATCGGCAAGACGGTCACCCCCTGGGAGCGGACCCTGGCCACCTCCGTGGCGCTGTCCTTCAACGGCCGGGCGATTGCGACCCGAGGGCTCGCCCGGCGGGGGTTCTCGGCCCTTACCTTCGTCGCCAGCCGGACGGAACTGGAGATCATCATCGACCTGTTCGAGCGGCTGCGCTGGACAGTCGACCGCATGACCAAGGGGTATGGGAAGCAGCAGGCCAGTGGCCCCTACCTGGTGAGCACCCGAAACCTGACCCGGTCCTACCGCCTGGGCATGGTCGCTACCATCTGGCGGCGGCTCCGGACCATGCAGGAGAACTCCCAGCCGGAGGAGGCCACCAATATCCACGGCCTGAGCGTCCGGGATCTGGTCCTGGTCAAGGACCGGGCCATCGAGGACCGGGTGTCCGACCTGTTCGGCAAGACCGTCAACGAGAAGAAGCGGGCCACCCGCGTGGTTACATCCGCCTACCAGGATGGACAGCGGGACGGGCATACTGTCAGCCTGCACCGCTCGGTGCGCGGCGATGGCCGCGGCCCGGCCATGCTCGGGCAGTAACCAATCACTCAATTACAAAAGGAGAATACCATGGCACGCGCAAAGATGATCGACATGAGAGCCAATGACCTGCTGGCAATCCCAGCTGTCCCTTTCACCGATACCTGGAGGCCGGTCCACCACATCGACGTGGTCCGCTCGGTGCATCAGGCCATCGAGGCCCACGACCAGGGCATCCAGTCTGAACGGTATCAGGTCAGCGCCGACGGCCTGAACCTGTTTGCCACCATCACCCTGGCAGGCGAGGGCCGCGACCGGCTGACGGTCGGGTTCCGCAACAGCATGGCGAAGCGGTTCGCCCTCGGCGTGGTCGGCGGACACAACGTCATGGTCTGCTCCAACATGTGCTTCTGGGGCGACTTCATCGAACAGCGCCGGCACACCAGCGGCCTGACCCTGGAGACCCTCCAGGGGTTCATGGGCGAGGCAGTGGGGCGGACCCTGGGCAACGGCCAGAACATGCGGGACTGGTTCCTGAAGCTGCACGAGGTGCCCCTGGGCGAGGCCGAGCTGAAGACGCTCACCTTCGACGCCATGGACCAGGACATCCTGCCGCCCAGCCGGTTCGGTGCCTTCCGCGAGGCCTACCGGGAGGAGCTGGCCGACAACCCGCACCCCGGCATGGAATCCCTGGCCCACTTCCACGGGGCGGCGACCCGAGTGCTGCGCGAGCAGTCCCTGGGCGCCATGCAGACCCGCACCCTGGAGCTGAACCGGCTGATCAACCAGCGCCTGCCCAAGGGTGGGGTTCGGATCGACCGCCGCCTGCCCCTGGCAGACCGCTTCATGTCGGCCTGAATTTACGGGGCCGTAAAGAAAGGCTTTACAGAAAGGCCTGAATAGAGTAAACTGGGCGCATCCCTGGTGGCGGAGGGCCACCGGGGAAACCCATAACACCAACGTGAGGAGATCACTATGACTGAAATGACCCAGGATCAGAAGAAAGCATTCGTTGTCGGCACGCTCAACATGCATGAGAAACTCTACGAGGATCTCATGAACGCCAACTCGAAGTACATCGACAACCTGGTCGCCGCCAAGGATGACCTCGAAGCGATGTTCGCGGGGAACAAGGAGGTGATCACCGAACTCCACGACCACGTCAACACCATCATCGACCAGACCTTCGTCGCCGCCGAGCGTGCGGGTATGGGGCACGCTGAGTTCGTCGCCCTCACCTGCGTTGCCATTGGCGGGTTCGCCAACCAGGTGGCGGATGAAGCGGACAGCATGAAGAAGTTAGCCGGGTTCATGGCCAAGAGCGCAGCCAGCGGGCTCCTGGATGTCCTGATCAAGGAGCATGCCGAGGCCAAGGCGCATGCCAAGGCCAAGACTCATGCCGAGGCCAAGACTCATGCCGAGGCGCACGCCATTGGTAAGGCTCTCGAGGAGAAGCTGATGAAGGCAATGAACTCGGACAGCCCTGTCTTCCGCATGTGTACATCCCCCATCCTGTGACACCCCATGCTGGACAAGGCCATCACCCATGGGAAAGAGCGCCGCCTGGAGTACCGGGGCGGGAAGCGGTGGTCCCGGGGGTGTCGCAACCATGGCAGCTGCCTGTGGTGCCGGGATAACCGGCGCCACTTCGACACCCGCTGGCGCATGGCCGCCGACCATGATCTCAACAACTGGAAGGAGGAAATTGCATGAAGGTATACGCAGTGATCGTGCAGGGCTCCCTCGTGGAGCCCTTCACCAACCGGGCCGAAGCCCTGTCCCGCCGGAAGGAACTGGATGCCAAGGGGGCATTCCTTGAGGAGCGGGACTTCGCCCTGAACAAGGCCGGCATCCTGGATGCCATCACCTTTGCCCAGAGCTACATGGTTCAGCTTCCGGATGAGGTCCCTGTCGACCCTGAGTTTGTGGGCGGGCCGGGCCAGGACACCGAAGGCAGCACGGGCGCCAACATGGATTTCGATCTCGACCCTGTTGATGCCGTTGGTGTCGACACGGAGGACGATGTTTTCCTCACGGATGACGACGAGTTCGACTTCGACCTGGACGAGGACGACCTGGGCTTGGGTGATGAACCGCAACAAAAATGTTGCGATACCTGCGCTTATGTGGCCCTGACCAAGGAGGGGCAGGCCTACTGTGACAACGAGCTGTCTGAGTTCCGGGACAAGGACGTCGACCCGGAGATCTCATCCTGCGAGCTATGGGACAGCATGACCTGAGTCATTATGACCCGATGGTCCAGCGGATCATCGGGTTGCCTGTCACCCACCGGCGGCAACTGATCGGCCGCATCCTCCGACGAGCCCGCTACCGGCTGGGCTTGTCCGCCGAGGATGCGGCCTCTTTGCTGGGCTACCACCAGCAGAAGCTGACCGACTGGGAGCTGGGCGCGGTGCCCCTTCCACCCAGGGTGCTGCTCACCTTGCACCGCAATTACGGGCTCAGGAATCTGGAGTTGTATGCGCTCATCCTGCTCCAGTACCCGGAGGCTTTCTTCCTGGCGACCAGCATCCTGGTGCAGGAGGGTGGTGAGGGCTGGACAACTGAACTGCTCGGGCAGGTGTTTGACCTGATCGAGCGCCACAAACTATGAGGAGGGATGCTATGCTGGCCATTGATAACAAGTACAACATTGGAGAGGAGGTTGCTACCCTGCGATCCATTCAGCAGTTCGCTATTGGATTGAGGGATGACATCCCAACCCACCAGGTTGAGCGCATTGTCATCCGGGAAGGGGGCGAGCTGTCATACACGGTCAATTGCAGCCCTTTCCTTGAGGATGAACTGGTTCGGGCCGACGACGTCAAATCTGTGGTTATTAACCTCCTGAAAGGGAGACTGTACCAGTTGGGTCGCCAGTGGGGAGTAGTCTGATTGAGCACCACAAACTATGAGGAGGACTGATGAAAAGAATATTGGCTCTTATTAGCCTGGCAGGCCTGGCTCTCATTGGATGCAGCACCGATGCAGACGTTGCCTCACACAACCTCTCTCGTGCTGCTGAAATGTTTCAGATCGAGCGGCGGGTGGTGTTCTTCAATGGGATCACCGACAGCTATCTACTCTCCATCGAGGGGCGCTGTTCCATTGAGGACCAGGGGAACCAGCTGGAGGTGACGTGCAAGATCGGACCCGAGCAATTCAAGAAGCATTTCCTCGGGCTGTCGGACAACGTGTCCTACTTTGTTGAACAACTGGACACGGTCAACGTGGACACCTACCGCTACAAGGTGATATTCAAGCCTGAGTCCATTGTTCCTGACGTTGACCTGAGCACCAGCAGATGACCTGAGTTCCGACAGATGATACAAGAAGGGCGGCCACTCGGCCGCCCTTTTTCATTCCCTCTTTTCCCCGCAGATCACAACTCGCTGTTCAGCTCCTCGTCGATCACCCGCTCCTCCTCGGCTGACGCTATCGCCTCCTGGATCTGCTCCCTGATCGCGGCCTTTATGGCGGCGGATTTATTACCATGGCGGGCGGCGAAGGCCCTGGTCGTCCATAGTGTGTGCCACTTCCCGTCGATGAACGTCCGGATATTTTCGACCTTGATAAGGTCGGGGTGCATGGCAAAGAACTTACCGAGCCGCCGGTTGGACGGTCGTGCATCTAGGGCTATCGGGCTCTCCTTGTCCTTCAGGATGCTTGAGAAGATTGTCGAGGATACATAGTCCTCGGTGATGAAAGGGGTAGTCTCCTCCTCGATCATGGTCCGCAGGGCCATCTCCAGTTCGTCCACCGAATGCTCGATCATGGCCTGGGCCAGCGCAGTCTTCCGGGCCGGGGGGTTGTTGGCGCTGAATGCTGGATCCAGCTCCCACCCCAGGAACCACTGGCGGATGGCGCCGGGGCTCTCCTCAATGGCACGGAACAGGGCCTCAAAATATTTGTCATCCCTGGTGCCGGACTCCAGCATCTCCTGCCGACTCTGCCACTTGGTCTTGATCGGCCAGAACCGGCGGTCATCCTCGGACAACGGTATTGCATCGAGGTGATTGGAGGTCATGAAATATGAGGCCATGTTCTGCACTTGCCGGCGTTTGATGAACTTCTCGTTGATCGCCAGGCTGTCATTGGCGATGAAACGCTTCATCTTCTCGATGATCTGGTGCCGGTTCCGGCCGCTGATCTTGATCTCGTCGAACACCACCATCTGGCAGTCGGTGGCCCAGTCGGTGAACTCACCATCCAGCTCCTGCAGGTTGGTGAAATTCACATTAGGGGATCCTAAAACCCGCTGCATCATCTTCGCAATCCACGTCTTGCCATCACCCTGGACACCGACCAGGATCACCGACCAGCGGGCATACCGGCCTGGATTCTGCACAATCCAGGCGAGCCAGTCGACCACTGCCCGAGCCTCCCACTCCTCGGCGAACAGCCCGAACAGGTGCTCCTGCACCAGGCGCACGTTGCGCTTGTCCCTCGGGGTCCACTCATCCTCCGGCTTGGGGGCAGGGACCGAGCTGGCCTTGAACGAGTTGACGCATTCCCGCGGAATTCCCTCCTCATAGACGGTGAACAGCGCCTCCTCGGCCGGGTGGTACTGGATCTTATCCACGATTGGGACCTGCAGCACGTCTCGTGCGAACAGGGCCGCGTTGCGTTGCTCATCCTCGGGCAGCAGCCTGTTGTATTTGGCGCAGAACGCCGCATCCGTGAGGGTATCCTTGGTGCGCACCGACACCATCCGCTCCTTGTCCAGGGCGTAGACCCACTCGCCCGCCCACCTGTTTTGTCCCATGCGAATCTCTCCTGTGTCATCCCGAAGGGCGATGAGTCGGTTAATATCAGACACCCGAATGTTCGATTGGGTCAGCGCCCGATACCGCGCCCGGATCCGCTCGGCCAGCATGTTCCGGTCGATCCGGGTGAGCACCGTGTTTCCGGCGATCTCCTCGGCCACGACTCCGAGCAGGTCATGGTGGTTTTCCACGGCTGCGATGCGGGCAACGAACAGATCGAAGGCAATGGTCCGCTCCTCCGACCGCTCCTCCAGGTACCGGTCCCTGATGTAGGACCGCATGGTCACCGTCTGTCCTCCGGGACCGACCGCCTCGAAGCTCGCCCACTTGTCCCGGCACACGTCGAAGCCGCCGTAGCCTGCGCCCAGGGCCGACCACTTATCAAACAGGTCCAGCCCCTCGGCGCTACCCCTGGTCTCGTGGTAGATGGCCATGCCGCCCCGGACCCAGTCGTCATACAGGTCACAGGGGTGGTCGATCATGATCTCCTCGATCTCCGAGATCGACAACCCGACCGGCGCCTTGAGTCCGGACAGGTCGAGGTCGAGGTCGTCCATGTCCTCGCTCTCCGTCACCCGGCCGGTCCGTGCCCGGGCCGGGACCCAGCCCTTGTCCCGGGCCAGCTCGTCGAACCGGTCGAGCAGCTCGGACAGCGCCACTGCCGACAGTCCGGGCAGGCCGGTCATGAACTCGTCGGCCAGATCGCCGCGCTCCCACCGGTAGTCCCGGCCGGCCTGCTCGTGGTAGCCGTAGGCCACCCACTGCTGCCCGGTGGTGAGCAGTTCGATGGCGTATTTCTTGCCGTTGGCATCCTGGTAGATGGTGCTCTTGATCTTGTGGCGCAGGTCGGTCTCGACCGGGATCAGGAACTTGTGGCCGAAGCCATAGCGGACGGGGCCGCGGCCAATAAGATCATCCAGAAAGGCCAGTAGGGCGGGGGCCACCTCTGGGTCGTCCACGTCCACGTCCAGGCCAGGGAGCGAGCTACCCCGCACCCCTACACCATGGCCCGGCCGGGTGCTGACCCAGTCGTCGACCACCTCCTCGGTGATTTCCATGGACTGCCACCCCTCGATGGCCGGGAACTTCTTGCGGGGCACGACCGGGATCACCTCGACCCCGACCGAGAACAACTCTGCCCCATGCTCTGCAAAATATTGACTCATGCGTTCTGTCTCATCTTTCGGTATTGTTCAATGGCGAGGAGCAGCTGCTCCTGGTCGCGTTTCTTGCTCTGCAGGCTGGCGAACACCGCTTCGTCGACGGTGTCCTTGGCCAGGATGTAGTGGACGATCACGTTCTTGGCCTGCTGCCCCTGGCGGTAGAGTCGGCCGATCAGCTGATCGTGCTGGATCCCGCTCCAGGTCAGGCCGTACCAGACGATGGTGTTGCCGCCGGACTGCAGGTTGAGGCCATAGCTGACGGACGCTGGCTGGACCAGCAGGATCCGGGCCTTGCCCTGGTTCCACCGTTCGATGATGCGGCTGATCTCCTTCTCCGGGACACCACCCTCGATGATGTCATGGGTACCCAGGGCCTCGCTCAGGATCTCGCTCTCGAACCGGAACTGGAAGGCCACAATCACTGGCCCCTCGGTCTGCTCGATGATCTCCTTGAGGGCCTCCACCTTGGCCTTGTGGACGACGCGGTACTCCCTGTCCACCTGCTGGGTCAGGGCATCGTCGACGTAGACCGCACCCTGGACGAGCTGCCGGAGCTTGATGACACGGGAGGCAGCGTTGAAGGCCTCGATGCCGAACTCCTCGACCTCACAGAAGAACTCCTCCTCCATGTCGTTGTAGATGCCACGGGCGGTCTGGTTCAGATCAACCATCACCCGGTTGTCGATCCGCTCGGGCATGGTCAGGTAATCCTCGGCCCGCATGCGCAGGCATAGGTCCGCGACGGCATTCTGGATGGCCTTGGTTGCACCTGGTTTCGGGGTGGTGATGTAGGAGTAACGGTTGATGTCCATGAATGTGTTGGAGAAAGCCGTGGCCGACTTGCCCAGGCGCTGGCCGTAGTCCAGCATGTAGATCTGAGCCCACAGGTTGTGGACACCCTGCGGCGCCGGGGTGGCAGTGAGCAGCACCCGGTAGGGGAACGGCTCGACACCAGCCTTCGAGGGCTTGACCAAACGCTGGAGGATCTTGAACCGGTTGGTGGACGGGTCCTTGATGGCGGTGCTCTCGTCGAGCACGAGCATCTGCCAGGGCAGGCGGCGCTGGCCACGGGGCATCTCGCGCAGCAGCTTGGGCAGCTCTTCCTCCAGCCAGGGCAGGCCGTCGTAATTGATCAGGTAGATGTCGGCGTCCTGACGCAGGGCCTTGTCCTTGGCCTTGCCGTGCAGCACGGCGAAGCGCAGCCCCCTGGTGTGGTTCCACTTGGCCGCCTCCTGCATCCAGACGTTATGGACCACGCGCAGCGGGGCCACGATCAGCACCTTGTCGACCAGGCCCAGGTCATTCATGATGGTGAAGGCCGTGAGGGTGACGACGGTCTTGCCCAAACCCATATCCATCAGTAGGGCCGAGGCCGGCCGGCCAACCATGAACCACAGGGCTCGGTCCTGATACGGATGTGGAATGAATTCCATTACAGCTCTCCAGTAACCTGGGCCAGCATTCGGTCCACCTGGTCCTTGGTGCTGACCGCGTACACGGTCTGCCCCAGTCTCTTGCGACGGGCATGATCCCGGCGCTGCGTTGCGGTTGGTAACTTCCCGGGCCTCTTGCATTCCACCATGAACATCGGCAGCCCGGGCAGGGTGATCAGCCGGTCGGGCACACCCCGCCGCGAGGGACTGGTGAACTTCTCGCACATGCCACCTAACTCCTCGACTTTCAAACGTAAATACCTCTCGACTATGGTCTCTTTGATCTGTTTTTCCACGGATACCTCCTCGTTATGGGGTCATTAACGGTACGGTAAACTATAACACGTTGACCTGTTTCTGTCGACGCTTTTTGGTTGCATGTTTGAGACTCGACTGGTAATATGCCCAGCACGAAACAGTGACTAATGCGTAACGCTAAAGGGTAAGAGCACCGTTAATGACTATTGACAGATTACACTTGTGTATGTTACGCTCCAGCATACACGCATTAGATCTGTCGTAAACAGCAACCACAACAAGGGAGGGACCATGGGATGGAGCGATCAATCATAGGGGCAGGGTACATGCACGATGCGGAACGAAGGAACCTCAAGGCCCGACTGCTCAATGTAGCACGGGACAAACTGAATGCCCTGGTCGACAGGGAGGGGTACACCTACACAGAGCTGTCCGGCATTATCGGGGTGCCGAACAGCCGCATCTCAGAAGTGGTCACGATGAAGACCAAAACCCTGCAGGACGCCATTCTCCTGCAGATGCTGAACGTAAGGGTAAGCGGCGCGGCTGTTTCGCGTCCGCTTGACCCGCTTGTTAGCTGATTTCATGAG